ATGGCGTCAGCTGCCGACGAGTTCAACGACAACCTGACCAAGATCAATCGTTCCGTGTCCATGCTTGGTATGAACATGGCCAACGAGCTGCTGCCGCAACTGAATTTCCTAGCCGAAACGCTACTGAAAGCAAGCGGTTCGGGTGGAATGTTCGACATGTTTATGAAGGGCCTGCGCACGGCGTTCGAAACCATCGTCGTGCTGGCCGCGAACGTCGGCTATGTGCTGGTGCAGATCAAAAACGAAATGGTCGGCATTGTCCAACAGATGGGCGCACTGGCCAAACTGGATTTCAAAGGCTTTAGCGAGATCGGCGCAAGAATGCGCGCTGAAGCTGCGGCAGCCCGCAAGGAAATCGACGCATTCAGCGAACAGATGATCAACGGTGGCCGTGCGTCAGCTGGCGGCGGTCGCGGCTTCGTGAACCCAGCGTTGGTGTCACCAGCGACGAAACCTGTCGGCGGCTTCGACTTTGGCGCCGGCAAGGAAACCGAATTCGACAAGCTGAAAAAGTCGCTGGAAGAACAGCTGGCCAAAACCGGAGAGCTGACCAAGGCCGAAGAACTGCTGCGCACGTTGCAGAACGAGCGCTACAAGGACGTGAGCAAAGGCCAGCGACAACAGCTTGAGAACATCGCCAAGCAGATCGACGGCGCCCAGACGCTGCAGAAGATCCAGGAGCTGGCACGCAAAGAAGCCGGCGCCATCGAAATGCTGCGCCTAGAAGGTGAGCAGGTCAACATGACCGCCCGCGAATACGAAAAGCTGGTGGCCGTCCGACAGCACGAACTGGAAGTGGCCGAAGCCACCAAGAAAATGAGCGCAGAAGACGCAGCACGCTACCGCGAAGCCGCTGACGGTCTGTTCAAGATGAAAGAAGGCATTAAGCAGGTCAACTACGAACAGTCGCGCACATTCGAATCCGGCGCCAAACGCGCATTTAACACCTACATCGACCAGATCCAGGACGTGGCACGGTCGACCGAGGCGGCATTCAGCAACGCGTTCCGAGGCATGGAAGACGCGCTGGTCAACTTCGTGATGACCGGCAAACTGAACTTCAAAGACCTGGCCAGCAGCATCCTGCAAGACATGGCCCGCATGCTGATTCAGCAGCAGATCATGGCGCCACTGATGGCCGCAGCCAAAGCCGGTTTCGGGTTCGCTGATGGCGGCGTGATGACTTCAGGCGGCCCGCTGCCATTGAAGACATATTCCAACGGCGGCGTGGCCACCAGCCCGCAGCTGGCGCTGTTCGGTGAAGGCCGAATGAACGAAGCCTACGTGCCGCTGCCAGACGGCCGCAGCATCCCTGTGACGATGAAGGGCGCAGGCGGCGCGTCGAGCGTCAACAACGTGACCGTGAACGTCAGCGTCGAAAACGGCGGCGAACAGGTTAAAGGCGACCAAGGCGCAGACAACCTGGGCCGCGTCATTGCGAACGTGGTCAAGACCGAACTGATCAACCAAAAACGCCCAGGCGGGCTGCTGGCATAAGACATGACCACATTCACCTACACACCCGACTTCGGCGCCCAGGCGGCCTACAAACCACGCGTGCGCGTCACGGCATTTGGCGACGGCTACGAACAGCGCGTCGCCGACGGTATCAACGTGAACGCCCAGGTGTGGAACTTGCAGTTCAACAACAGGACCAACACCGAGGCTGGCGAAATCGTGACGTTTCTGGCGGCGCGCAACGCGGTCGAGGCGTTCGACTGGACGCCACCAAACGAAAGCACCGCGATCAAGGTGGTGTGCCGCGAGTGGACCAAGACGGTCGCCCGCGCAAACCTGAACAACGTGTCGGCGTCATTCCAGCAGGTGTTTGAGCCATGACCGTTGCAGCCATCACCACCGAGATCCAAAAACTGGAACCGTCGGCCATCATCGAGCTGTTCGAGATGGACGCCACATCTTTCGGTGGCGACCTGCTGCGTTTCCATGCCGGCACGAATGGGCTGTCAGCGAACGTCGTGTGGCAGGGCAACACGTACACGGCTTACCCCATCAAGGCGGCCGGCTTCGACTTCACCGGCAACGGCCAGCTGCCACGCCCGAAGCTGACCGTGTCCAACACCACCGGCGCCATCACGCTGCTGGTGCTGACATACGACGACCTGCTGGGCGCAAAGATCACCCGCAAGCGCACGATGGTGAAATATCTGGACGCCGTGAACTTTCCAGGCAGCACAAACCCTGACGCCGACGACACCGCAGAATTCCCAGACGACGTGTTTTTCATCGACCGCAAGGCGACAGAGACACGCGACATGGTGGAATTCGAGCTGGCCGCGACGTTTGACGTCGCCGGCGTGCTGCTGCCGCACCGACAGATCATCCAGAACGTGTGCGTGTGGCGCTACAAAGGCACCGAGTGCGGCTACAGCGGCACCAACTACTTCAACGCCAACGACGAGAGCGTTGGCAGTTCAGGGCTGGACGTCTGCGGCAAGCGCTTGACCAGCTGCAAACTGCGGTTTGGCCAAAACGAGCCGCTGCCGTTCGGTTCATTCCCAAGCGCCGGCCTGGTCCGATGAATGAGCACACCAAGGCGGACATCATCCTGCATGCGCGTGAGCAATACCCACGCGAGGCTTGCGGGCTGCTGATCGTCTGGCAAGGCAAGGAACGCTACAAGCGGTGCCGCAACCTGGCGGTGGGCACCGATCAGTTCGTGATGCACCCGCAGGACTACGCCGAAGCCGAGCTGGCCGGCGACATCATTGCCGTGATCCACAGCCACCCAGATCTGCCGGCAGACCCGTCGCAGTCTGATCGTGTGGCATGCGAGGCCAGCGGCCTGCCGTGGCACATCGTGTCGCTGCCTGACGAGCGCTGGGCCTACATGGAGCCGACAGGCTACCAGGCGCCACTGGTCGGCCGCGAGTGGTCGCACGGCGTGCTGGACTGCTATTCGATCATCCGTGACTGGTATCAGCAGGAACACGGCATCGCCCTGCCTGACTTCGGACGTCACGACGAATGGTGGCTGCGCGGCGAGAACCTTTACGCGGAGAATTTCGCCACGGCTGGGTTCAGCCAAGTGGCGGCGGACAAGCTGCAGCCTGGCGACGTCATCCTAATGCGGATTTTTAGCCCAGTGCCGAACCACGGCGCGGTGTACTTGGGGGATAATCAGATCATCCATCACGTACAGAACCGGTTGTCATGCCGCGAGGCTTACGGAATTTTCTGGCGCAACCGAACAACGCACATTCTGAGACATGAAAACAATCATTCTGCTGGGTGAACTTGGCAAGCGCTACGGACGCAATCACCGGCTGGACGTGAAGTCGGCAGCCGAGGCCGTGCGCGCGCTGTGCGCCAACTTCAAGGACTTCGCCGGCTTCGTGTCGTCATCGAGTGAACGCAACGTCGGCTACCGCGTCATCAACGTGCGCGAAGCCATCGGCGCAGACCAGCTGCACAACCCAGCTGGCAAGACCATCACCATCGCGCCCGTCATTGCTGGCGCAGGCGGTGGCGGCGGCTTGGTCAACATCATCATCGGCGCCACACTGATCGCCGCATCCGTTTTGCTGCCAGCAGGGCCATGGACGCAGCCACTGATGACCGTCGGCATTGCTATGGCCATCGGCGGAGCTGCGCAGCTGTTGTCGCCTGTTCCAAAGACGCCAGGCGGACAAGGCGACGACGTCAAGCAGTCATACGTGTTCAGCGGAGCCGTCAACACAACCAGCCAAGGGCAGCCCGTGCCGTTCGGCTACGGCCGCATGATTGTCGGCAGCGCCGTCATCAGTGCAGGCATATCTGCAGAGGACATTTAAATGAGCTGGTTCGATGGTGATTTAGTTTTAGAATTATTGACCGATACGCTGAAAAGCGGTGAGCTTCGTTCGCGCGCCTACGCCAACATCACCGACCTAGTGTCCGAAGGCGAGATCGAAGGTTTGGTAGACGGCGCACGTTCGATCTACCTGAACGGCACACCGCTGCAAAACCCAGACGGAAGCTACAACTTCACCGGCCTGTCCGTCCAAGCGCGACCAGGGACAAACGAACAGACTTACATCGCCGGCACGCCTGGCGTCGAATCCGAAAACAGCGTCAACACAGAGTTTACGAACGCCACATCGGTCACGCGCACGATCAGCAACCAAGACGTGGACGCGGTGCGTCTAACTTTGAGCGTGCAGGCGCTGTTCAAACAAAAAGACAACGGCGACGTGGTTGGCGAATCCGTCAACTTCGCCGTGGATCTGCAGAGCAACGGCGGCGGCTACAACGAAGTTCTGAACGCCTATTTCACAGGCAAGGCCACAAGCAAGTACCAACGCAGCTACCGCATCGAGCTGACAGGCGACGGCCCGTGGGACATCCGTGTGCGCCGCATCACCGCGGACAACACAGACCTGAAGATCCAAAACAAGACGTTCTGGGACAGCTACACCGAGATCATCGACACCAAACTGCGTTACCCAAAAAGCGCCATTGCGCACATCAAGTTCAACGCAGAATCGTTCGATGGCATCCCCACCCGTGGCTATGACATGAAGCTGCTAAAGGTGAAGGTGCCAAGCAACTACAACCCAGAAACCCGCGCCTACACAGGCAGCTGGGACGGCACGTTCACGACCGCGTGGACCGATAACCCAGCATGGTGTTTCTACGACTTGGTGACCAGTGCACGATACGGCATTGGCGGCTACATCGACGCAACCCAGGTCGACAAGTGGGCGCTGTATTCCATCAGCCAATATTGCGACGAGCTGGTGCCCGACGGTTTTGGCGGAACCGAGCCGCGTTTCACCTGCAACATGTACCTGCAGTCGCGCACCGAAGCCTACAAGGTCATTCAGGATCTGGCGTCGTGTTTCCGTTCGATGGTCTATTGGGCATCCGGAAGCCTAACGCTGGCCCAGGACGCACCAAGCGACCCAGTCGCGCTATACACCCAAGCCAACGTGCTGGAAGGCAAGTTCAGCTACACCGGCAGCAGCGCCAAGTCGCGCCACACCGTCGCACTGGTGACGTGGAACGACCCAGCCGACATGTACGCGCAAAAAATCGAGTACGTCGAAGACCAGGAAGCCATCGCACGGTTCGGCGTGCTTGTGCAGCCCACGGCAACCACTTCGGTTGGGATAACGCCGAAC